TGTAGATACATGGGAGGGCAGTGAAGAAGTCGCCCATGAATCTTTGGATTTTGTTTCAGTAGAGGCTTACTACGATTCAAGATTCCCAAAGGATGGAAGAATCTTAAAGCACAAGATGACCAGTGATGACTTCTTTATTCGTTACGCTAGTTCATATAACTTCATATACATAGATGGCGACCACACCGCTCTGCAGACCGCTATAGATGGCCTGAATGGCTTTAGGCACCTGGAATCAGGTGGGGTGATGGCATTTGATGACTACCTCTGGAACTACGGTGGAGGAGAGTACAGAGAGCCTAAGAGGGGCGTGGATTGCGTTCTTAATCTCTGTAAAGGTGAGTACACCTTAATTGAATCTGGATATCAGGTATGGATTGAGAAGTGTTAGATAACGCCTGCTTTGAGGTCTTTCATACTGAGACTGGAAATGAATTAAGAAACAAATCTTACGAGGGCATTTTAAAATCAATGTCATTCTTGCCTCGTCTTGGCTCTGAAACTGTATATTTAGATACTGCCAAAAAGGCTGAGGAGTTTATTAATCAAACACCTAAATTTAAAGTCAATACCGTTACCGATTTCTGTAAGCCAGGAGAGACCTTTCCACCATCATCTGGAGTCATAGGAGTTTGGGCAAGTAATTACTTGGCATATAAAAAGTTTTTAGAATCTAAATATGACACATTAATTATTTTTGAAGATGACATAATGGTAAGTAGAAACTTTAAAAATATTGCAAGTATTTATATAGGTGAACTTATGCCTATCTGGGATTTCTTTTCATTTTTTGTTCCTGATGATTCTTTGTTTGCTTACAATTCTTCAGAGCACGATGTGTACCAAGAATACACCTGTCGTTCGTATCAACAGTGGTCATGTGCAGGATATGCTGTAAGCAGACGTGGTGCAGAAAAAGTAATAAATGATGTTGAATCTAAAGGAATTAATTGCCCCGTAGATTGGTACATTTTTAACTTTAGAATGAAACAAGAAGAAAATCAAATAAAGTTTAATACGTTTACGGTAAAACCACAGACATACAAACCTATAAAGTTTTTACAAGAAGCAGCGCAGTACAGCCAGATACACAACGGTAGTACAGAACTACTTTAGTTACATTCCGCCTAGCATTAGTACATCTGCAACAGAGGCTGTTCCTGAAGGAGAAGTTCCTGCCACACCTTGGCTACCTAGAGTTCCTTGAGAACCTACAGTTCCTTGAGCACCCTCAGTTCCCTGTGTGCCTGCACCTGTAGTGCCTTGAACACCCTGAGTACCTTGAGAACCAACTGCACCCTGTGTTCCTAGCGTTCCCTGAGTTCCATCAGTACCTTGTGTACCTTGAATAGCACTTCCTTGTACTCCTTGTACACCTTGTACACCTTGAATACCTTGATCACCCTTGTCACCGACACGAGCAAATGTCATTGTTACATTATCATTATTTGATAATGCTAATGGACCAGATACGTATGCAACTGGCACATCAAAATAATCGCCAGCGTTTTCATCGTGTACGCCAACAATTTGGAAGAACGCATAATTTAAAGGATTAGTAATATCAGTTACTTTAATAGTTCCTTTAATTGAAGATGTTGAATCATCAACTGTCTGTAAGAAAGAGGTGATGTTTACAGTGTTGGCATCTGTAGGATCGATATAGAGGTGAGTTGCACTTGAAAAAGTTGCATTGTTAAACTTAAAGTTTCCAGCACCAGGATCAGAATCAGTGGTATTAGTTAAGTAGTTGTACTCAAAAGTTTCTCCACCAAACGCACCTGTAGCACCTTGGGTACCAAGCGTTCCTTGAGCACCTAAAGTTCCTTGTGTACCTTGAGTTCCTTGAGAACCCAATGTTCCCTGAGTTCCTTGCGTACCTTGAACTCCTTGAACTCCTTGAGTTCCTTGTGTTCCTTGTGTTCCCTCAGTACCTTGAGTACCTTGAGTTCCTTGAGTACCCACAGCACCTTGAGCACCTACTGCTCCCTGAGAACCTAATGTTCCTTGTGCACCAACAGTACCTTGAGCACCTAATGTTCCTTGTACTCCCTGTAATCCTTGTACACCTTGTACACCTTGTATTCCCTGTACTCCCTGTACTCCTTGTACTCCTTGGGTACCCTGTGTACCTTGAGCACCACTTATGTTTTGATAACTTAGAGAACTCCATATGGTAGAGCCATCACCAATTTTAAATTTACCTGTGTCAGTTTCAAAACCTGTTTCACCTGCAAACAGTGTTGGGTTAGCAGCAGTCCATTGCGCTGCAGTACCTCTTCTTAATTGAATTCTTAATGTTGACACTATTTGGCTCCTAGGTCTCTAAGTACAAACTTTTTATTATTAAACATTTCCCGAATCAATTCCCGTTGCGGTATACACAGTATTGTAAGCGCCAGCATCTAAACTGGCGGTGTAAACAGTACTAAAAATACCTCCGTCATAGAAGTCGATAGGTGGGCCATCTGGATAAGTTGCTGTGCTCCAAACACCTCCGCCGTCATACTCATCTGTAAAATTTGAGTCGACTAACCCTCCATCGGCATTTAATTCATATGAAGCAGTACCAAATAATCCGCCATCAATAAAGATCTCAGCAAGAGCGGCATCTGTCGGAGTAAACTCTAACCAAGCCGAACCATTGTAAATCTTTAATTTTCCACTAGAATAATCAAAGAATGCATCTCCAGTGTTCCTAGGGGTAGGAATTGCTGTAGAGGCAAAGATGTTTAGCGGAACTAGATGACGTTTACTCACACTTAGGCCTTAACTACTACTCTGTATGTCTCACCTGATTGTGGAGCCACTCCAAATCCGATAGTTACAGCAGATGTAGTTGATGCAATTACATCAGTAACTACCTCGTTATAAGTAGCATCTTGTACAGTTACTAACACATCTCGTGTTCCAAGATTATGTGTAATTGTGAAAGTTGTTGCAGAGTATGGGTTTACTGGTGTAATAGTATCTGCATAGGTTCCAAGTTGACCAGAGGTACCTTGAGCACCCTCTGTTCCTTGGGCGCCAGTAGTTCCTTGTGCACCAGCAACACCAACAGCACCAGATAGATTTACTGTCCATGAAGCGTATGTTCCAGTACCAACTTTGCTGGTTTTATTAAATGCAAGAGCGCCAGTTCCAGGGTTATAACTTGAAACGGTACCGTATTGAATATTACTTACATCATATGCAACAGTGATGTCTTGACCAACAGAGTAATCAACTGCTAGATCTGTAACCGTAATTGTTTGAGAACCAGAAGTTCCTAATGTAAATGATGTTGTAGAGGTTGTGGAGTACTTATCTCCATCAAGACCAGATGTACCTTGTGCACCAACAGTTCCCTGTGCACCTACTGTGCCTTGAGTACCTTGAGCACCTTCAGTTCCTTGAGAACCAACAGTTCCTTGTGAACCCACTGTGCCTTGAGCACCTACTGTGCCTTGGGCTCCATCAGTACCTTGAGTACCTAACGTACCTTGAGTACCTTGAGTACCATCAGTACCTTGAGAACCAAGAGTACCTTGGGTACCTACAGCACCTTGTGCACCAACAGTTCCCTGTGCACCTACTGTGCCTTGGGCTCCATCAGTACCTTGAGTACCTAAAGTTCCTTGAACTCCTTGAGCACCAACAGTTCCTTGAACTCCTTGAGCACCTTCAGTTCCTTGTGTACCTTGAGAACCAACTGCTCCTTGGGCTCCATCAGTTCCTTGGGTTCCTTGAGAACCAACTGTTCCCTGTGTTCCCTGTGCACCTACTGTGCCTTGGGAGCCTAGAGTTCCTTGAGTACCTTGTGCACCGTCAGTTCCTTGAGCACCCAGTGTTCCTTGAGTTCCTTGAGAACCAGTAGCACCAGCATCACCAGTACGAGCAAATGTAAATAGAAGTTCATCGTTATTGCTAAAGGTTCCGTTACCAGAAACATAAGCAACGTTAATACTAAACCAATTTGGTGATTCATCTGTAACACCAGAAATTGTATAAAGAGCAAAAGTAGAAATATCATTTTTCTTAGATACTTTTACGTGACCCTTGATTGTAGATGTTGAATCATCAATAGTGGTTAAGAAATTAGATACATCATAGTTACCATCAGAAGGATTATCATCCAATGCAAGAATGGTTGCTGAGGCTAATGTAGCATTATTAAAACGAGCAAAATTATCGCCTGGGTCTGACATAGTTGTGCTAGTACTGAATGTGTATCCAACTGTAATACCACCAAATGAACCTTCAGCACCTTGTGCTCCAAGAGTACCTTGTACACCTTGAGAACCTACAGTTCCTTGAGTACCTTGTGCACCGTCAGTTCCTTGAGAACCTAACGTACCTTGAGTACCATCAGTACCTTGAGAACCTACTGTTCCTTGCGCTCCTAATGTTCCTTGAGTGCCCTGAGAACCAACAGTTCCTTGTGTACCTTGAGAACCTAATGTTCCTTGAACTCCTTGAGAACCAACTGTTCCCTGTGTTCCCTCAGTACCTTGAGTACCAACTGCTCCTTGAGCACCTACTGTGCCTTGAGCACCAACAGTTCCTTGTGCACCTTCGGTGCCTTGAGTACCGACTGCTCCTTGAGAACCTACTGTTCCTTGAGCACCAACAGTTCCTTGAACTCCTTGAGTACCAGCACCAGTTGCTCCTTGAGCACCAGTAGTTCCTTGTGTGCCTGCTGCTTGCCATGCAGAACCGCTCCAAGTGCGTAAGTATCCCAGTACTGTGTCATAATAAATTTGACCAACTGTAGGGTCTGCTGGAGCAGTGGCTAAGTTTTGTATTCTTGCATTTTGTAATTCTAATTTGTTTAAATCAATTGGAGTTAAAAACTTACGGGCCATCTACATTATCTCCTTAAGATAAATACGCTTTTCCTGAAAAGGCTTGAGAGAACGAGACCGTAAGTGAGTTCAAATTAGTGTATGTTATTTCACCTTCATAAATTGTACCAGCAGAGTCTACAACTGTAACGTTAGGCTTAAAGCCTAAATTATGAGTTATTACCCAAGAAGCACTAACTGATCCTTGAGTATGCTCATACGCTAACGCCTGTGGCTCTAGTGCACCGCTACTTGTTCCAAAGTCTTGAGTACCAGAGGGTGTAGTTATTAAGATTACGTCATTTACTACAATTGGAACAGTAGTTCCTGGTCTTACGTACTGACTCATTCTGTTACCTCTTCTGTCTTAAATATCTTTCCTCTAACGTATGTTTGGGTGACTCCGTCTTTAGTTAACTGAACATCATAGTAAGAGGTTCGAGGTAACATACGTGTCTGTGTTCCAGTGAGTGCTAATTTTAGAGTACGAAGTCCTGCTCCGTCTGCCGTACCTACTACTGGAAATGTAATTGTAAAAGTTGTTATAACTCCAGGAATACCTACTCCTAGAATATCTGCTTTTGCGGTATAGGTGTCGACTTCAAAATCAAGCACGATAGTAAACTCGTAGGCATCTCCTTCATAGACAAAGAGGTCCTGAGTAACAATTGATACTGGAGTTTCCACATTGCCATAGGTAGGAGTAGGCAAGTGGACACGGGTAGCGGCTGAGCGGTCGTCGATCTCTTGTGGTTGAAAGATTGGCACGTAGTGATTAGTGGTCTTAGAAATTCTGCGGAAACTAAAGACATCAATCTTATAAAGACCAATACCAAGTTGAGAACACAACTCTTTGTACTGTTGTTTTCTAGATTCAATCATCTGCATTAATTGTTGATAACGTTCAGACCTTGGAATTGTTACACCATCTGGAGCAAAGACGTTAATATCAAAAGCAGCATCATTAGCCAATGCATAAAGGGCTAGAGTTGATGCGTAAATAACTACGGGATACTCTTCAAGTGCAGGCATATTCTGCAGACTAACACTGCGACCGTAGGCATCGGTGTGGAAGGCTGAGTGTTCTAAAAACGCTGTGCTTATGTAAGATTGAACTTCGGTTGTTGTAAAGTATCTAAAGTAGTTTCCAGCAACAATTATTGCAGCATCTGCAGCAGGCACCGTATCAAAAACAATATAACCAGTTGCTTCTTCAACCTCTACATCATCAGATACATCTACTCCGTTTAAGTTAATTATTAGATTTAATCCATCTAAAGGGGAGTAAGGAATTAGGTATCGGTTAGTAGTTCCATCAGCGGTAAACTGATAAACAAAAGACTTTGGGATATCGCCAATTTCAGACCGTAATCGATCCGCTAGGCTTGCAATCGTAGCCACATAACCTCCGTTAAAATTCTATGCCAATCATCTCGTGTATTAAGAATTTATTCAGCGCAAAAATAAAAAGGTCCAACTCCCAACTGGGAGGAGGGCGGGAACCAGTTGAGAGTCGGACTACTAGCGACGGCTAGTCTTTAGTTTGGCCGCCAAATGTAACCTAGTTGTTCTAGGTAATCGGCAAGAGATTTTGGAACCCTGTACTTAACACCTGCTTTAAAGGTGTAGGTATTGCCAACTCCATAACTCATATCATCAATGTCGGTGATTGTGCGAATGACAACCATGTCACCTGCAGTTGAAACTCCAACATTCTCGATTTCATCCAGTACTAATGGAGCATCTGGTTTTTTAGGATCAAAGACATCTTTTTCTAGACTCTCTGCCTCAAGTTGAGTAGCGATAGAAATTTCTTCTTTACGCTTTTTTAATGCTTCTGCATTTTTCTTTGCTGCTTGCTCCGCTGCTTTGCCTGTTGCATCAAGCGGACTTGTTTGTGTGTTTGCCACGGTGTTTATTCTCCTAAATTAGTTAGTGATGGCTGGGAGCCAAAAAAGGAGTAAGGCTCCCAGACATCAGGTAAAGCGATTTATTAGTTGGTGTAAACCTTAACAATTGCTTGATCGGTAATTACGCCAAGACCCCAAATTGCATACCAAGCAAGAGCGTGCTCACGACCGAAGTCAAGAACGCCACCATCACGAAGTTCAACTGGAAGAGAGATTGCGTGACCAAATGCGTTGTCACCAATCATGATTGATTCGTAAACTTCAGCACCGTTGCCAGTAGCAGTAGTTAGATAACCTTTTTCTGCTGTGTAATCTGCAGACTCTGGGTTTCCACCACTTCCTGGAGCAGTGTTAGCCTTAACAGGAACCTCAATCTGAGATGCTGGAAGACCAACAGAAGTTGAAGTTGTGTAAGCAGCGTTAACTGCCAACTTCTTAACCTGTGTTGTTTCGATGAATACTACGTCGTATAGACGACCGATTTCACCTAACATGAAGTTACCTGGAGCAGCGTACTTTGTAACTTCGATGAACTCTGGGTTCGAACGAATATCACGGGACTGCTTTGGGTGTACGAACTGTACATATGTCTCGCCTAAACGAGGGATGTTCTTACCAGCAAGGGTAAGAGCAGCATCCTTTACAGCACCAGTTGATAACTTGTAGTTACCATCAAGGTCTGACATTTGTGTTGCTACTGTACCTTCGTTGTACCAGTCATTAACACCTTGTACTGATGAACGGTCATAACCGAACACTGCAGAAGTTGCTGCAGACAGAGTGTTACGTGCTTGTACATCTAGGTATTGCGCCATTTGGCGTCCTAGAAGACGAGATGCTGAAGCCATTACATCATCGAATGATGCATTAAGTAGCAATTCAGAAACAGCAACGGCATAACCGTGTTCTGCTACTGTGATTGCAATTTGCTCTGCAGTAAGTGCATTCGTAGTCATACGAACACCTTCTGTTAGAGGAGTTGGATCTACTGCAAAGTTCTTGTAACGAAGAAAGTTCACACGAAGACCAGGTGCTACACCTAGTTCAGTCTTCTTAACTGCGAATTGTTCGAAACGAAGAATTGGCATTGCCTGGAACAAAATTTCTTTCGACCAGATTGTTTGAATTGCTTGGCTCAGGCTTGTATTTGAGCCTGAGTAAGCGGTTGGGGCGCCTGCGAGTTGCCCTGTACCTGTAATTGCACTTGCCATTTAGGTCAAGTCCTTTCCTAGTAGTTGTTTGGGATTAACCGAACAGTCCC